GTTGAGCATACCAACTTTTTTGAAAACCGTGCTACCGAGTATGCTAAGGCTAGTACACAAGGAAATTGGCAGGATATTTTTAAATGAGTTCAGAAACTATAACTATAGATGAGAAAGAATATCTTATCGAAAACATGGACGATGAGCAAAGGTCTTTAGTACAAGCAGTTAAATTTTGTGATGTTAAAACAATGGAACTTCAGAATGAACTTGCCGCTATAAAGACTGCTCGACAAGCCTATGTTAATGACTTAGGAGAAAGACTTAAGTCGTGATAATTTACATTGGGTATGATTCAAATCAACATGAGGCCTATGAGGTGTGTAAAGCATCAATAGAAAGGTATACTCATAGACACGAAATCAGACCTCTTGTAAAAGAAGAATTAGAAAGAAAAGGATATTACTGGAGACCGTACCAAAATGAAAGCACAGAGTTTGCTTTTACACGGTTTCTAGTTCCTTATCTTTCGATGTATCAAGGGTGTGCGCTATTTTGTGATAGTGATTTTATGTGGAAATGTGACCCACAAGAAATAGTAGAAGTTACAGGAACAGACCACCCTGTATACTGTGTAAAACACCCTCAGTTTTTAGTACCAGATATCAAGATGAATAATAAATTAAATCTTGCTTATCCTAAAAAATATTGGTCATCTCTAATGTGGTTTAATAATATCGATTGTCAAACACTTAATTTAGAGTATGTAAACCACGCCCCAGCGGGTGCTTTACATGAAATGGAATGGGCAGAATCAATAGGCGACATTCCTGCAGAATACAATGCTATGGTTAATTACTATGACTTCAAGAGTGCAAAAGCAGTCCATTTCACCGATGGCGGACCATGGCACAATATCCACGATAACATACTATATTCAAACGAATGGAAACAAATTTACAGAAAGTTACAGAAGGAAAAAGATTAATATTAGTAGGAAACTCAGTTGAGATTCTACAATATCAATATGGAGATTACATAGAATCTTTTGATACTGTTGTTCGTTTTGGAAGAGGTATGCCTTATGATTATAAATTAAGTTTAGGTAAAAGAACAGATATATGGGTTACAGGATTTCTTCGTGTAAATTGTAGAAAGTTTTTTAACTGTGTTAATTTATTAAATCGTAGTCGTATTCATATGAATAAACCCCCAAAAGAAAAGATACCTGAAGATTTTGAGTATATTGATATGTTCTCAGATGAAGAGATTATAGATATTCATAAGACTTTAGGAGTGATTCCCAATGAGCCAGTCGGCTGGAGACCTTCACAAGGATTTGTTGCAATATTATTCTTTTTAAGAAAGTGTAACTGTAAGAGTATTACTTTGATAGGTTTTGATTTTTTCTCTAAGAAATTGCCTTTTAAAACTGGACAAAACAATCCAACAAGTTGGCATATGCCAGTTAGTAGTCAAAAGATTGAGATTCATTCTAAAAAGGAAAAAGAGCTTGTACTTGAAATGCGAGATAGGGGATTACTAGAGTGGAAAATCTTGTCAGACCTAAAAGAAGAAATATTATAATTTACCTAACTTAAATCCAGTTTGTAATAACTTTCCAAGAGTAGCTTTCTGTTTATTCGCTTTTTGCAACAACCTTTCATTCAATCTTGCATTTCTCCATTGCATAGGTATTTTATCAATCAAACGAGTATAACAATCCCAAGGCATGCCTAACTGAACACTTATAGGAGTAAGTGTATAATCTCTCATTGCCCACTTATGTTGAACACTAAGCATATAACCTTTTCTAAGCATATTATTATAATCTGCTACTTCTTTTAATCCTAAACAATCTTTCTCAATTAAGTCATCAGTTGTACCATTCATATATAGTGGCATTTTACTGTGCTTAAATAACATTAAATTTTTCATTAGAGCAAGATTAGTACAAGCGTCTATTCTTGCGTCAAGGTTGTAGAAATCTCTAGGTAAGTCATTGGCAGGCATAAATAAATCTTCATCTTTGAAATTCTTTAATACATCCCAATTTAGAACTAACATCTCTGGGTCTAATTGATTTGCAGCGTTTTCAATTGTTGGAACGCCTATTCTTCCATAGAAAGTTTTATAACTTGGATGGTCTTTAAATCTATGCTTGTGAGAAATAAATGATAAACTTTTCATGAAAAAACTTTCCTCAGGTATATTACCTTGAACAATTTCTCTTAGAAAAATTTTATTTCCATTTGCTACCAATATTCTTTTGTTAGAACCTGGTATTTTATCTTTCCACCAATTTTTGTAGTGGCATAACATTTTTGCTGAGTTTTCTGTTCTCCACCAACTTTGATAAATTTTTACTTCATCAAAATTAGCAATAACCCAATCTATAGGCGCGTCTGCCCAGTCATCTTCATGCACATAGAGATGTAGTCTAAAATCTCTAGACTTATCGAGCAAAGACGCAAGAGTAAACATACTCCAGTCTTTTTTGTATTCGTGTAATATCTCTATCATAATTTTATTTCATATTCCCAAAAGTTTGCTAGATATCTTTCTAGTCTTTCGTCTGCGTCCTCATCAAAGTTAAATATTATCCCTGAATTTTTTGCTGAGAACAATTTTAGTATTGTTTCTTCTGCATTTGTACCAGCTACTGCATCGTAAAAACTTTCATAAGTAAGTAATCTTTTCTGCCTTCTCTTTACAGGGTGAGAAACCATTTGTACTTTCTTACCTAGTAGAAAAGCTGTGATACCCATTTCACTATTTTGTGCAGTACCTATTTCACTAGCATTTAGAAGAAGTTCGTGACCACCTTCTTTCTTTCCTAAAACTTTATCATCTCCATATCTTGCTTTTAGTTCTGCAATAAAAATAGGAGCAGTTATAGGATGTGGTTTTATTATATATCCTTCTTCAATTAATTTATCACATCTTTGAATGTCTATACAGTCAGTTTTGCATAATAAGTTGCTTCCTGGTAAAAATATTATTTTTTCATAAAATTTGTTACTAGGATGTAGATAATATTTGTTCTGCAAATTATCCATCACTTTGGCAACTCTTTCCTCGTCTATCTTTATGTCGGAATTAACAATTGCCTTGAACAGTTTATTATTAATCTTTATGGAAGGAACTCGAAAGTATAATCCCTTTCCCATAAAATCTGTGTAGAGCCATTTTCGTATGGTATAGTTCTCGTTTGTGTTAAACCATATGTCATATTCAAATGGTAAACCTCTGTAAGATTTTGGTAGAAGTTTCTTACCAAATTCATTTAATTTTAATAAATCTCCAGAAGGTCTAAAGGCAGAACCTGACTTCATCCAGTGAGTGACAATATCACCTACTTCTTCGTTAATGCTGAGAGCTTCTAATTTATTTTTTGGCTTTACCATTCTGCAGCTCGAAGATGACTTGTTCCATCTTTCTCATTCTATGTTCGTTTTCTTCTATTACATCATAAATTGCAGTAAGCATAGATTCCATTTTTCTATTTACATACGCTGGTGTAATATCTTTATCTTTTTCAAATTTTTCCATTAGCTAGATTCACTCCATTGTGAGCCATCCCAGTAAGAGAATCCATAATCTTCTAGGCTTGACACTTCTGTATCAAATAGAGTTCCTGCTGAGCTGGCGGTTGTTCTTTCAAATACTGTTGTACTTGTATCAAATGTTGTTGTTGTCAAGTGGTCAGTATTCTTACTTGTCTCGGTAGCCTTAGTGGTATTAAATGTTGTAGTTGTAGTTGTACCCCTAGAGCTAGATGTACTTTGAGTTGTCTCAAAAGTTGTTGTTGTATTAAAGGCAGTTGTTGTACTCTTAGTTGTATTATAAGTTGTAGTTGTAGTCCTACTTGAAGCAGTACTTCTAGAACTTGCTGTACTTTGTGAAGTATCAAATGCTGTAGTCGTTGTTCTACTGGATGCTGTACTTCTACTTGTAGCTGTGCCTTGTGTAGTATTATATACTGTTGTAGTAGATTTGGAAGTTTCTGTTCCTCTACTTGTAGCTGTTGCTTGAGTAGTATCAAATACTGTAGTTGTAGTTCTACTTGTTCCTGTGCTTCGTGAGCTTGCTCTTGAAGTCGCAAAAGAAGTTTCGTAGTTTGTTGACTGAGAAGTGTTTGTACTTCTTGCAGTATTTGTACTAAATGTTGTTGTATACGAAGTAGTCTGTGAAGTATTTGTACTTCTACTTGTATTTGTAGTCTGGCTAGTATTATATGTTGTACTCTGAGAAGTGTTTGTACTTCTGCTTGTATTTGTTGCCTGTGAAGTATTATAAGAAGTACTTTGTGAAGTGTTTGTACTTCTTGAAGTATTTGTGGCAAATGTTGTAGTATAACTTGTAGATTGCGATGTATTTGTACTTCTACTTGTATTTGTAGCAAATGTAGTTGTATAAGAAGTTGACTGTGATGTGTTTGTGCTTCTTGAAGTATTTGTTGCAAATGAAGTTGTTCTACTTGTACCTCTTGTAGTATTATTTGTAAATCCTGTTGAGTTAGTAAACGCTGTGTTTCTACTTGTATTAGTATTTCTAGAAGTGTTATTTGTAAATCCTGTTGAGTTAGTAAACGCAGTATTTCTTGATGTATTTGTAGCAAAAGATGTAGAGTTAGTAAATGAAGTTGTTGTGTTATCAAACTCAGTACCACCTGCTTCTGGGTCAAAACTATATGCTGTTGCAGTTGCTCTAGAAGTGTTTGTACTTCTTGAAGTATTGTTTGTAAATCCTGTGCCTCTACTTGTATT